CTGCCAAAGTTTGGCACACACACGCTTCGTCATCCGACGGGAGAATTGAACTCCTTTTAATGCCGTCACGCCTAAGCGTACGACAACGGCCAACCGTAGAAGGCTGGTAGACTACCTTGTCCCATGTGTGAAATGGTTCCAGTGCGCCGTGACCCACGGCGTCTTAAAATGATAAAAGGGCAGGATTTGACGTATATCGTCATTGCTGCCAAAGGCACTTAGCGTAAACCGTTAGTACCACCGGAGCGATTGCCCCGTGGAGTGGGCTGAGCCCAATTCTGTGTTGCAGGCTTCTTCTGCTGTGCCTGTTTGTTGCGTACTGCGACTTGCAGACGCTTTGCGGCCTGGTTCTTTGCCACCGGCTCCATGACAGTGCCAAGGGTGTTGAGGGCACCACCAATGACGGGGCGACCCATCGAGTTGGCGAGCATTGCCGCGGTCCGGACAATTGGATAGACCGTGGGGATGGACTTTTGTGCCGCTTCAGAGATCCAACGGAACCATTTACCGGCATCGTTGTACCCCTGTGGGCAACCAGGCGGGAGCACGTTAGCGACGAGATTGTACAAGACCAATGCATTGGGGTCGAACGTCGCGGACGGCTGCGACAGAGCCAGGAATGCTGGTTTGTTTGCCGCTGGCAGGCGCTCAATACCGACACGCCAAGTGACGAACAGAGTCGTCTGAGGCGAAAGGCCGGTGAAATAAGCGCCCGTCGTATTCATCTTGGAGAAATGGACTGGACCACTGTACTTGCCTGGCTCGCCTGGGCCGTAATTAGCGCCAGACTGAGCCTCGACGTGAATTCCGAGTGACTCGTCCGAAATGAACGAGCCATGGGTACCGCCGATGTACCCGCTATTCGCTTCCCCTTCCATGTTGTTCTGCGCAATCGCAAACGGTCGACGTGTCATTGACTGAAACTCGTTCACGGACTGGAATTTGGCCGTGTTGTAACAGCCGTCTTGCGCAGCCCAGGAATGTGACCCGGGCATGATCTTCGCCTGCGACAAGGTGTTCGGCGGACAACGGAAGTAAGTTGTGGGCTGGGAAATTGGGCCCTGCGCCACGCTGGTGGGGATGCTATTTTGCACGAAGTAGTCCTTGGGGCAGGACGCTCCAGTCTCGAAGCTATTGCCGTACTCGTAGACGGTAACTGCGCCCTGCTTGTAAATTTGGGCGGTGGTGTTGACCACCTCAAAGCCAGAGTAAACCAGCCGGTACACCCCGAGATCGGTGTCATCGAAATCGAGGTATTCGTCAAGGTTGATCTGCTGCATCTGGTATCCATTGGATGGAACGTCGATACAGTGACCGGGGGTGAAAGTCATGTTCGCTCCGTCCGTACCGTCCGACGGCACGGTGTTGACGAGCAGACCGTCCATGCGTGCGCACGCACCGTCTGCATTGTCAATCAGCCCCGCAATGTTTGGAGCACTGGAAGCACGACTGCCAAAAGGTGTGACACAAGAAGCCTTAACGGAGGAATGAGTGGTTGGACAGAAATCCACTGGAGAAAGCACAATATGGCAATCCCAGTTCTGCCCATCCGGAAGTCCAACCGGTTTGGAGATCGTGGCGGCCTGGCGGATCTTGACCACGACCGTAGGCTCAGTAGAAACATCAGGGTATCCCTTGAGGTTGTCGAGCTGAAGGTCGTGGAACGGGTCCAAGGCACTCTTAACCCAGTCGCACGCTTCCGGAGTGATGAGCCGATTCTTGCAGAGCTCACCCATCGGGTCTTTGGAACGTACGACATCGCGTAACTTGACGGCCTCATCTCGAGAGGCCATCGGTATTCTTTCTGCCACTGGTTAAAGTGGCAAAGCAAGTAGCTTTCGGGGGGTCAATCCTCACTCAGCCCGACCGATTCGGCAGCAAACCTAACGGTCACAGGCGCTTGGAACCATCCCATGCGTAAGCATGTAGAAAGAAGCGCCTGCTGAGAGGGCGTTGCTTGCACCTCACGCCTGAGCGGAGGTGGCAATGTTCGCACCCACTCCCTCGAAGGTCTCGTCATTTTCCTCGAGGAGCTCGTCCAGCGCATGCTGGGCGGCTGCGACTAGCTCGTCCATGGTGACATTCTCAAGTTCAGTAGTCACTGGCAGCTGTGTGGCGAGTAGGTTGGCAACGGGACCTGACACTCGAGTCGTACCCTCGGGTTCGGCATCGGGGTCAAAGTCCATTCCTGGCAGTTGGAAAGCGTCGAGCTCTTCCCAGGTCGTGCACATGGCCAGGGAGTCAATCCAGCTCTCAAGCTCGGATGACCCACCGGCTCCTTCAAACACGAAGTTAACCTGGGCAGCGATGGCCTCAAGCATGATTGGCACATCTTCATCTGCGACGCAGTAGGGTCCGCCAGCGACACGGTAAAAGGTATCCTTGTCAGTCGCGAGGAGGTGGGCCATTTCCTTCGATAGCATGGGCTCACCATTGTCGTTAATCTCCACGATGCCCTCATAGCAGCGTAGATCGAGATTGTACATTCTCGCGATGGCAATAAGGTATTCACGGATCACAGGTGTTTTCGAGTCGGTCGTCCAATATCCCAACAGCTTCATCCTGTACTTCTCAACATCTAAGTTTCGTGCGATGGAGATTTTGCGGCACGCTTTTAAAACGTCCGCGTACGAGGTCAAAGTCATCAGGGGTCTCGGGTAATAGCGCCCTAGGAAGAAAGTACCATCCTCGGGGCACGAAAACGCCACCTTGAGCTTCATACCGATAGCCTCTGTAAAGAAAGTTGCAGCAGCCTCCCAGTCATCATCGGGGATTCCTGGAAGGTGAGGTGCAACGCCATCGTCCCCAAACTTTGGTCCAATGACGGCATACGGGATTGCATACATGTCGACGTCCATCTTCTCATTAAACATAAAGTCGCCCCAGAAGATATGGGTCAGATCACTACTTTTGCTCGCATATTCCTTAAGTCCAGTGCGAATAGTGGTCTTGTAAATTTCCGACATGTCGAGCTCTTTGTTACGGCGCGACCGATACGTGACCTTTGTGATTGCAAGGCACGTAGTGACGTACTCAATGAATGCGGCGATCACGGTGTTAAGTTCTGTTGTCACACCAGATCCGCTATTGTTCTTGAACCCAGTTTTGACTGGCTTACCATTGAGCATAGTCTTAAAGTCCACATTGTCCGCAAGGGTCTGCTTGACCTCTTCATAATCGGACTTGTGGACAAATGCCAGGACGAATTCCACAAACCAGCCGTAAATGTATTCGCTGATCGTTTCATCCATCTTGGAGTAATCCGTGTCATGCATCCCGCTGACCCGGGGACCCTCCTCGACGTTGTTTGCCTCCATCGCAATCTCCGTGAGGTGGCGAATGGACATGGCGATGTCGTGTGGGGAATTGCCGGGCTGGTAAAATTTGCAGTGCTTGAGTACTTCCTTTACGAGGAGACCCACCCGTCCGGTTTGGATGGCCTTTTCCTCAGTATACTGCGTTATCCCGCGGGGTGCGACGCTAGCCTTTGCTGCTACCTCACACTTGAGGTTTGTCTTTGGTGCAGGTTCGGTTGCGTCAAGTTCGCAATGGCGTTTGAGACGTGCGGCTGCCAACCGCTGAGTGCGCTTCTGGTGTATCACCTCACGTCCCACCAGATTGATTGAACTTAAGGCAATGCCGGTTTCGGCAGAGACCAATCTGATGAATTGTGGGAGCAGCATGCCCGATATTTCTTTAATTGGTAGAATCGGGTCAATCTTGTTGCTGAACGCCTTCATGCGCTTTTCCTTATACGCCTCGTGCGCGGCGTCGGACTTCGTGTCTGCGACGCCTGGGCCGTCACCAGCAATGTTTGGTGCGCCTTGGGTGGCTGGCCCGACCTCGCCCACTTCCTCGTCAAGTGACCCAGCTTGACCAGTATACATAATGTTGGGGCGAGGGCGATACTCGATGGGTATCCCGAAGAAGTCTACAATAAGTGGTTCTAGTCCTCCGGGACGCCAGATCATTTGCATCTGCATGACGCGCTTAACTTCAGACACGCCGTAGCCTTTTGGGTTGTTCTTACCCATCTTGTTAAAGATCTTGAACTGGTTTTCGGATAATTCCATCGAGGTGTCGGAGCCCAGATCGTATGCTTGTTTAATGCTAAACGTCGGGTTTCCGGAGTCACCGAACAGGCCATAAAGGTACGTGTGATCGTTTATCACGTCCAAAGGCTTAACTCCCTGCGTGTTTTGTCCATACCGTACGATTTTCACGTTGTCCGCTTTACGCAGCGGCGTGCCATCCAATGGTTCATCGTCTGCAACAATACGCATCATGTCGCAAATCGCTTTCGACAAATTGACGGTCGAGTTGCGTGCGAGCCAGACCCACTTGTGATGTGAGCCCTTCTGGTACTGGATACAGACGTTGTACGTTGTGAACGCAATTTTGCCAGGGTGTTCGATGTAAATAAAGTCGTTCGCCGAGTAGTCCCATGGGCGCTGCTTGTTGCTTCCAAGGCCGTATGTTGCACCGTTGACGCTCTTCACACGTTCAACCACGACGACCTCACCATTTGCAATGGTATAATACCACGTCGAATCCGTACCGACGCCAGCAAGCTTGTTGTACTCGGGAGTAATGATCACGATGTTCTCACCGGCGTATGGAGAAAATGATTTGACGTACATGTCCTGATCGTTGAAGCTGTACACCATGCCGGTCTTGAACTTGCCATCCGGGTTCGGGTGCTGAAGGTCTTTAATGTCGTGAACTTGACGACGGCCAACTGCCTCCTTATCGCGCGCTGCGCCGCTGATGCTCTCGTCATATGTTTGAAAGCCAGCTGCCTTTAGCACATTGCGCGTCGCGGTGATTCCGACTTTACGTGAAGACGCCGCGACCGGGTGGTTACTGTTGTTTCTCTTAATGACATCCTCCCCCGCACTCGGTGGTTCAAATCCCTCCGCCACTTGACGGAATACCGAGTGGTCGTTCTGCCGTTGATCTTTCCGGCATTTCTTACGAGGTGTGGAGTCATATGCATGCGACACGGTCTCATCACGAATGATCTTGGAGACAATGCGCGACACACGTTCTTCACCCGAAATCTGCGTGGAAGCGTCCGACAACCACCATTTGGCATTACCATGCCATTTGATGCTCTGTGGGCGTGAGTTCTTAATCTTCGTGAGCTCACCCTTTAGAAAGTTGCCGGCCATCTCACTCACGGGGATGCAAAATATGTTAATTTCCCGTGATGCAATCTTGGCGATCGTGCGTAGCCACGGCACACGAAGGATGTCCCCCGCAAAGAGGTGTTCCTCGGTGTCATGGCGATCGTCTAATAGGAGTAGTTCCTCGACAATTGAGGTAACGTACTCGCCACACTTATCGCGCATCTCACTGATAGACGGCTTATCAAGTAGAGCGTGAATCCCAGCATCGCTGGGCACGATAGTGTGGCTAAGGCTCGATGCGTCGTTGCCGGTGTGCCACGTCTTTTGGCTAACCGGTTTTGATGCACGGAGCGAAGCAGCGCTTGGCTGCGTGGGAGAAGGATCGGGCATAGCCTCAGTAGCCACTGGCTGAGAGTGTACGCGGTTAAGCGACGCCTCAGCGGGTGGTTCAATAGGTTTTGCCTCGAGATGTCTCCCAAGGGGTGTCATGCCGTAGCACAACGTGGTGGTGGCTGTAAACAGCAAAGAACCCGGCTTTCTACACGACTAAGTGAAGCTAAGTGG